ATGTCTGACCCAATATCTGGTTGAAACAGTCGTTCTCCCCGTGTAGTGAACAACAAACTTCTAATAGACTGCTTTAATGAGTTGACATCAATCTTTTTCAACACCGCCCCGGTTTCCGGGTGTGCTGTAAAAGAAAAATCAATGTCTTTGTAAAACTTATTTGGAGAAATTATTGTCATTATAGTTATATCTGAGGTTGTAACTTACTATTTATACCACCTAGTTCACCCTAATTGGAGTAACGTGCTTCGCCCACTTTGAGCATATGTGTGATTCATGAATGTCCCAAATGTTTCTCTGCATCCATCTCTAGTGTATGAAACATGAATCCAACAGCCGCCGCCAGTTTTCCAAGAGGGGCTCTGATTTGTGTACTCCAACAACATTTGGTCAAAAGGTAACGTATCTCGAATCCATTGAGCAATTTCAAAATATTGCGACCTCGATGCACCATTAAATTGTAAATCTGCCGCCTGCCCCTTCATGTGTTGTGATGTCAGTGACCCACCCTTTGCTGGGACAACTCTAAGCCCAGAAGTAATCATCATATTGGGGTATTTTTGCTTAATGGGGTCTAATATTTGTTCTGCTAATGCTTTTAGGTTACATGCAAGTTCATGCTCAGTTCTTCCATTAAATGCGCGTAGGCGATGTGGAAACGCAGGTTGTGTAGTTAAACTCGCAATTGTAAAAAATTTCGAGATTTTCAGTGTATCTGGGATAGTAGACAAAGCATTTATTTCGCCACACCCAGGAATCACTTGCTTCTTCTCGGGAGGTTGTGTAGAATCTACTATTGTCGGTTTGGGAGCTGGCGTGTTCAATTCTTCTTTCGTAATAATTCCATCAGCAACAGCTTCTGCCAATACTCGTTTAATAACAGCAGCATTAATTTTATAATCTTCTCCTAATATATCCAAGGTAGAGGTAAGTCTTTCTGCTCTTGTAGGAACTGTAAGCGTAGGAAATGTTGGAAGTTTCGGGGAAGCAGACTTCGTGGGCGTCAAATCTCGTACGGTTGCCCCGGTCGTTGGTGTAGGTGGCACAGGGACAATAGACATCCCATTGAACTTAACAATTGCAAATTCAGTAATTGGGCTGCTAATACTTGTTTTTATTACACCCCCCATCTGTAACAGTGTCCCCGCTTTAATATTTGTTACCGTCTTGGATTCAACATCAATTGTCGTGTTACTCTTTGCTGAAATACCCGTCTTTGCCTGGATACTCATATCTTTATCGGTGTATGCGGTAAACGCTTTGCCCGCAGCAATATCTATTTTGCCTGCGACATTCAACTCATAGTCGCCGTGCACATTCGTTTTTAAATCGCCGTCCACTTCAATATTGCAATTATTTTTCACATAAATGTTGCAATTCCCTTCCACGGTCACATTGGCATCTCCCTTAATGATGACATTGTTGTGACGCATGAAGATTTCATAACTATCACCAACAACCTTTCTGGTCATTGTACCATTTCTATCTATGTCAACATATGTACCAGTTTTATGGTACATGGCAAGTCTCTCGTTATCATTCGTGTCATCAATTTCAATGATATGCCCGGACTCAGATTCATGAACATGATTGTATGGATAAAATGCGTTATATGCTGTTAGCGGTTGGTCCCATGCTGTTCCCCCATTGGCAACTTCCACCCCCTTCACCCGCGAATCATCTTTCGTTTTTACAATCGTTTCATTTATTGTTTCATTTCTTGCCAACCGATTAATATCAGGTTCACTATTTTTTAAATATGATTCACGGGGATATTTTTTACCCGGGTCTTGAAATCCAAGGTTAGAGGTATTGCGTATTTTATTATAATATGTTTTTCCTGGGATGCCTGCCATTGTTCCGATAATCACAGGTTCTTGACAATCATCGCCATCACGAAAAAATCCAATGACCCATGTTCCCTCAACAACACCCATGGGCGTTTGCCCCACGCCCGACATTGCCGCAGATGTAATGGGTTGCATAGGAAACGCCCAAGGCAGGTCAGAAGTAGGAAGTTCTCCCGTGTCTGAACTGTGATGCCCCACAATACGTACTTTGCACCGTCCTAGGTACAGCGGGTCATTTCTATCTTCAACAACACCTACCCACCAATAGAACGCATTATTTCCATATACGTTTTCCATAATTAACCCAGTGGTTTATTAAATGAATCTTTCATAATTTCAAGTAGCATTTCATGTTTGTTTAATAGAAACGAATGCCTGATTGATGTGATTAAATACTTGCCAGACAAATACGGGTCAAGATAATCAGAATATGTCGCATTTCCTGAATTATCCTTTCCAGTTGACTTGGGGATGACACATTCTATTGTTTTACCAACTTCTATATCAGTTTTTCCGGGAACTTCAATAACAAACCGAAGATTCTGTGCTTCGTACATGAAACTGTTTCTTTGCATTGCCCATTTTTCATAATAGGGGTCAGGTGTTTCATCAAACATTTTATATTGTTTTGTTCTTACAGTACGATGAGTATTAGAATTTTTTGGCACATCTCTAGGAAATACTTGTGTGCCACGATTGCTCAATTTTGCCAATTCAGTATGATGGTTCCAAGTAAATTCTTTGTATTCTTTCAGTGTAATATCATGGGTTATTAAACTACTTGCATAATACCCATAATCTTGCCCCTTGAACACATCAATGAAATCAATAGGACTTATTTTTGTAATGTTATTATATTTTGATGCTAAATCTTTGTATACACTGGTACTTGTTGTGGGGACAAATGAATATACCCCGTAAGGTTTTTGCGTCATTAAATTGTTGACGCTTGACAAATAAAAGTTTTTATTCCCCTCAAAAAATAATACATTCGGAGTTTTGGTGTAGCTTCTGTTACATATCCAATTAATAATTTTTAGAGGTGACCAAGACGGAGAAACCAATACAGTATCACTTACATGGCGTTCTGTCACAACTAAATTCTTTTTCTGCTTTAGGTGTTCATTGAATATTTTAGTAATGAGATCATCGGTTTTACCTTTGAGTTTTTTACCAATAGTTGTAACATTGTCTTGCAATGCTTCAGTTGAAATAAAATGAATGGCATAGGCCTGTTCTTTTTCTCCCAATTGGCGCTCATCCACGGAAGAAATATAAAAAGTCCGGCTAATCACAGATTTGAATCCTGGAGACCGAAATGCAAATGTTATTGTTTCTAGCCCAGACAGCGGGAGATGTGTAATAAGACTTAGTGCGTCCTGTATAACGACATGTCCTGTCATCACATTACTAAAAATATCTTCGTAAATAACAGTGTGTGTCACCAAGGATTTAATATCAATATTATTACCTTTGGAAGTGATGGTAATTTTATCGGTTATTACTTCCCCGACATCCTTAATTTTCTCAATGTTTTCCATTAATTACCTAGATTTGTTTTAAACTCTTGTATGAAGAACGGAATAAGATTTGCGTTGAGTATTTTAACAGTTCTCTTATCATCATTCACCTGAGTCTCATATTCATAATTTGTTACTGGACTAATATTGACATTTGAATCATCTTGGTCAACGATATACCCAATTGATGCATCATAATAATGATGCACTTGTTCACCATCTCCCTGTTTCGTGAATGTATGGGAGGTTCCTACGCCCACTGCTGTTAAATCAATCACCACCGGAGTGTTCGCAACTGCATTCGCACGAGTGGTTGCCAACTTAATGGTGTTAGCAGTCATTTTCACAACATAGTAGGTGTTTCCACTCGTCAGTCCCCCAATGCTCGTTCCCCCGCCGTTATTATACACCACCTCATCACCAGTAAATAAGTCATGTTCTGCTAGTGTAATGATGTTCGTGGAAATTGCTACGTATACAGACGTGGCAGTAAACGTTTCAATCACCTTGTATTTCCATGCAACTAATGCAGGGATTTGAGAATTGGAAATAGGCCACTCAGTTCGATAATCTACAATATCATTCACTAATAACAGCACCCAATGATACAAGGGAGTGCCATAGATGATGTTGCTTACTGCTTCAGGAGTTTCACCATCGGATACAATATAATCTTCTAAAAGAACTACATTGTCTCTAAATGCAGCTGTCACACCAACACGCCGAAGAAAATCTTCAATGATAATTATTTTACCATTATTTGTTGTAATAAGTCTAGGAAAATGTGAAAAATATGTCATTAATATCCGTCCATAACTCTTGCTTCGCTGAGAAGCTCTAGTTCTAAGAATGACAGACTCATGGCAATTTCTGTTGGAGCTCCCGACGTTCCCTTGAAGGTTACGAAGTCTGCACCACCATATTCCACTTTTAAATCAGTTAATGCACAGCTTGAAAGTTTAAAAATATTTTCATAATTTGCTCCTTCTTTATGAAAATACGCTATATTAAATTCTGCAGGATACCCCATGAAATAGTTTTCATCTCCAAACTTGGGATGCATGTATCGCTTAAATGTTTTGATAATGGTTTGTACGGAATCATATTCTTCTTTATTTCTTGGTAAAAATACATAATCAAACGAGAATGTTCTAAATTCCATGTTTTTAAACAATTGTGCTTTAAATGGATTAATAGCTTTCCCTGTATTGGCCTCAGCAAAACTCCGGAAATCACCAATGTTGTTTAATGGTGTGTTAGCTGCATTTTTCAATCCTGCAGCCATTGCAGCACCCCCTGCATCTGTTAGTAGTGCCGCCGCGGCGGCGCCGAGCCCTTTGGCGTCCTTTACTTGTGAAAACGTTCCCGCGGCTCCGCCGAGTATCCCCAACTCTGCATCTGCCCATTGAGCTTTATAGCTCACAGAAGGTTTATTATTAAGATGGAGTGCAATAGTTGTTTTTAAAAGCACCTTATCACGGGCATCAAATGTTTTGTCTATTAGCGCCGCAGCGAGCACAACACCACCAGCGGAAACGCCTGCAAATGTGGAGAACAACTCCTTTGGTGCATTTACTAGTTTACCAAAAGAACCCGCTTTAGCAATAGCTGATCTAACAGCTTCTCCAGATTCATCTATAAGTTTTTTGACGCCGAACCCCGCGCCCGCACCTGCTCCAAGTGCCGCGATCGCTCGCCCGAAAACTGGGCTTTTATCAGGTCTATTCTGGTTTGATATATCAACTTGTGCATTATCTTGAAGTGCGCCCTTGGCGGCGTCATCTTTATTTCCAATATCGCCGTAACGTTTGAGGATATTAAACATAATGTAATTGGGATATTCATCGCTGCCAACATCGGTGGGATACCGATGTACTTCCAGCCCCTCCCGATTCACTCTTGTATTTTTTTCGAACGAAAGAGGCTTAAGAGACATAAATAGTTTATCCGTAAGAGAAATGACTTATACAATATTTATATGACCTACACGAAAGACAGTTACAAAGGACGATTTGTTCCTAAAAACCCAGAAAAATACATTGGCAATTCTGGGAACATTATATACCGAAGCTCATATGAGGCACAGTTCATGAAATGGTGTGATGTAAACAACTCCATTTTACATTGGGCTAGTGAAGAAATTGTTGTTCCCTATGTGAGTCCTGTTGATGGGCATATTCATCGGTATTTTGTTGATTTTTTCATTGAAGTCAAGACAACTGAGAACAAAATTAAGAAATATCTCATAGAAGTGAAACCCTACAAATACACGCTTCCTCCAGAAATCCCGAAAAGAAAAACTCGTGGGTTCATTTCAGAAGTAAAACAATGGGGGGTCAACACCGCTAAATGGGAAGCTGCTCGCAAGTTTGCGGCAACTCAAAACTGGGAATTTATGATAATAACTGAACGAGATTTAGGAAGGTATAAGTAATCCTCTATAAATACTAGGTAGAGTATCCCATACCAATATATATGCCCATTATAAATCCATTTGATTCTATTCGAAGCACTGAAACACCGACAAGTTCATTTCGGTGGTATCAGGACATGATACGCAAAATGGGGATGACCACCATCACTCCTCAAAAGGCATTGGGAAGTGATATTGGTGTGTTTGTAACCACAGTACGAATTGGTGACATGTATTTGTTCATGTATAAACCCAAGATGGAAGAAACCCTCCCATATTATGATGTTGTTCCCTTGGTGGTGCCATTTCGGAAAGTGACAGGGGGATTCTATGGGTTGAATTTTCATTATCTTCCCCCGATGCTTCGCATGAGATTATATGAGAGAATGTTTAACTTGATATCAGATGACACGATGACGGAAACCACACGATTTCAGTTAACATGGAAGTTGTTAGATAACGCTTCACGATTTCCCGGCGCACATGCTTGTGTCAAACATTATTTGTACTCACAGGTGAAATCTCGTATGATGAAAATCAATCCTGCTGATTGGAGAAAAAGTATAATGTTACCCTTGGACAATTTCAAGAAAGAAACTCGTAATACTGTCTGGGACGAGTCACGGAGCAAAATATAATGACAGGCCCACGACCAGATGGACTCCCCAGTTTAAAAGGGCAGGCACAACCACTCGCTCCTTATAAGACTACTGATTTTCCTGCGATACCAACACTTGAACAATTCATATCACTTGTTAAAACAAA